CTTTAATTGAATTAAATTTAAATGCTAATACTATACATGAAGTGCAAGGACAAACTTTTGATAATGTTTGCATTGTTTTAAATGATAATGATCAAAAATTACTAAGTTCAAAATGTCACCAAATTGTTATGCTGACTAGACATACTGAAAAATGTCATGTCTATATGGACGATCAATTTAAAGCTGTTGTAGATTTTGGTCCGTCAATTGTCGAACAACATTTAGATCAAATATCTAAAATTGTTCCAGTTGATAATGAAACGTTTAACCCTGAACTTAAAATTGATTTTTCTGATAAATTTGTCGAAGAAAAACCTGAACCTAATATGAAAACTTTTGATTCTGAACAAGTTTCTGAAGTGCTTGATAAAATTGCACCTACTTGTGAGAACGGTGATAACTTAACTATTCCAACAGTTTTACAATTTAAAGACATTAGTGATGAAGTTAAAGCTGCAGTAAATGTCAGTGATTTAAATAAATGTTATCAAGAGATTGAAGGTGCAAGGTTGTCTAGGAAAAATTATACCATGAATACAAAATCAAGAAACAGTGCTCGTTTAGTACAAACTTATTTTGATCGTTATTTTAAAGGTAAACATAGAGTAAGAATTGGTAAAGATGTTTCAAAACTTTCGGTTTCAATATTAGATTCTTTTATGTCCAAAACTTTCAAAGATCCTAAAATGGTTAAAGTAGATCATAATAAAATGCATATTCATTTATATGACATGCTTAAAGCTATGCAAGATAAAGGTACTATTGACATGCTAGGTGATGAGTGGACTAGAGAAAATTTTTCTATTTTTGCTTTTCTTAAGGAACAGAATAAATTTAAAGTTGAAGAGCATTTTAATTGTGGTAAACTTAAAGCCGGTCAAGGTGTATCAAATACTGATAAAAATATTAATTTAGCTAATGGGCCTTGGTTTAGAACAATTATGGCAATGTTAAAAGACCCTACTTTAATTAAACCTCATATAATAGTGTCAAATGGCCAAGATGATAGTGAATATGGATTATTGGTTAAGAATCTTTTAGCATCTCATAAATGGGAGGAGCTTGAAAAAGCAACATGTGATATATCTGAGCAGGATACTGGCTATAATAATTTTATACTTAACTTAGAAATTATGTTTATGAACAAAATTGGTTTACCTCATGAATTTGTATCTTTTTATAAAAATATTAGAGAAAAATATTTAATTGTCGCTCCAAAAATTTTTAGTGGTATGTGTGAGACATTGCAAACTTCTGGTCAAGCTGGTACTTTGTGTACAAATACCTTGAATAACATGATGATCACTTCTTATCTTATTGATGTAAAAGATCCGGTTGCTATTTGTTATAAAGGTGATGATTATGTTGCTATCGGCAGGAAAATTGAATTTAATCAAGCAAGATATGATATATTTAAAACTCTCACACCACAAAGATTGAAATTCAATATGACAGAATATCCCGATTTTATTGGTTATCTTGTTACTCCTGAAGGTTTTATTCCAGATTTGCCAAGAATAGCTGCAAAAGCTTTATGTAAAATTGTTAAAGACAAGAAAGATTTCCTTGAATATCAAACTGCTGTTACAGATTTACTTAAAAGAGGTGTTGTTAGTAATTTTATGAAATTTTATACTATTGGTGTTAACGCTAGAAGGTATGATATTAGTGATAATGATTGTGCAGTTTTATTTGATTTTCTGCATAATTATCACTGTATGCCGTACGCGGAATTTCAGAGCTTGGCGTACGATGGATTAAAAGAATTATATTTAAGCCCTGAAAAGTTATTGGATTGCGTTAGAAACACTAGTAATATTGAAGTGAAATTTGAATATACAGATAAAAGTGCCAATAGTTATTTTTT